TGGTCTTTCATGTAATTTTAATCTTCTATTATTCATATTAATCACCTCAAAAATAAGTGGCGGGGGTGGGATTCGAACCCACGAAGCAATACGCACCGGAATTTAAGCCCGGCCCCTTTGACCTTACTTGGGAACCCCGCCCTTATTTTTAATTATTCTTCTTCTCCCTTTTCAGGTTTTCCATGACAAGAGCAATTGCACCCTTTAATACAAGTCTTAACAGGTGCTTTACCAACAGAGAGTTGATAACAACCAAATGTCATTCTTTGAAAATTACCGCATCCTTTACCATTTTCACATTGATAACGGAAAACTGGTGCATCGGGCTTTGAACAAGCACATAATTGTTTTTCACAATCTGCCCACGGTTTCTTCAATTCCAGTCTGGTTGCAAAAACTTCCAGAATATTTTTCTTATCTTTACTTACAAATTTTTCATATTTCATCATATTATTTTCCTCCAAAATTTTTGTTCATTGGTTTTAGCGGCAATGAACTCCCACTGTTGCGCCCATGCTTCACTTATTGTATTATCAATCTCTAAGTTTCCACATTTGCACATTCTGTATCCAAATAATGTTATTTTAAACATTAATACAGTATCGCATTTCATACATTTCATCATCATTTTATCATCTCGAATAGGTGGGCATAACAGGAATCGAACCCGTATCTTCGGCTTAGAAGGCCAAAATGCTATCCATTACACCATATGCCCATTTTGTTTATTCTTCTTCCCACTTCCTCCAACTATCGTCGGGTTCAGGATGACGCTCTTCTACTCTTCGTAGGATTCCATACTCTTCCCCTTTTCCGAGAAAAAATTCCATGTCTTCAGTAGAATATTGTTCTCTATTTTCCATAACTTCTGGTAATAAATCCATATAAATTTCTACCTCGGCCACAGATAATTCTGGGTCTTCAAGCATGGCTTTAAATCCTGCAATTGAGCCATATTTATCCTCAATTTTTTGCAGTTTTGCGAATCTAATGTGATTTCTGCGAAAGAGCACGATAGATTTGGGCAAATCAAGAATTAGTCTTAGCGACCAGTGCATCGAATTCCTCCTTTCTTTTCTTATATATAACCCTGTGTAGATATTTAGGTTCATACCCCTTCATTGCTCTTTTTAAACTACTTTGGGTATTAGGTCCAAGTAGGACCCAATTATCTAAAATCTTTTCCATTGTTTCAGCCTTAGTGATATAAAAATAGCGACCGTTTTTACTATTTCTGTCATCGGTTTTTCGACCAAGTATTTTATAAATATTATTAGCATAATCATAAATATATATATGGTTTTGATAAGATTTCCTATCTTCCTTACTTATTTCATTCTGTCTCTCTAGTTCTTCTACAATCTGCGGCCAGTATTCGGCCTTCCATGGTTTATTTATCATAATAACTCCTCATTAAAATTAAAAAACCGGGTTTTTAACCAGACCCGAAACTGGACTTGCTATACCCGCAAGTTGGGTTGGCAACAGGAAAATTACCTAATTTAGTAGCAACCTCCAACAATTGCTTGTGTTAGCACTACATCTGTAATATCTTCTGCGTTCATATTTGCTATCTCGTCGTGAGAAATCAATTCACCATTAATGTAAGCCCAATGTGTAGGGTGGTCCAAAATCTGCTGAATTGCTTCGTCTGCTGATAGGTCTAATTCTGTGTGTCCTGTCTGATTTAAAATTGTTACTTTTACCATATTTATTCCTCCAATGTTCCTTTTTCTGTTACCGTTGCGCCGTCTTTTATCTTCTCGCTGACAGCCTTACGAGTTTTTCTCTTTGTGCTTTCTATTCTTGCATCGGAAATGATACCGATTGCATGGAGTGAATCAATCATCCCCATGTAGGTAGTCATAGCCGTTTCCAATTGCGCCTGTTGTTCTTCATCGAGCCAAAGACCACCCGTTGCTTTCTTCAACATCTTTTCAATTTCTTCTTGTCCTATTAGGCCCATGTTCATTAGTCCTTCAAGTTGCTTCATATATCCTTCTTCATTCATTATTATCTCTCCTTATTTCCCATAGGTTAACGGAGTATTTGACTCCAGTTTCTCCTGTGAGTGTAACCTTATCAACTTTGCGAATTTTAGGGTCTGCTTTCAAGACCATTCCTAAACTTCTTGCTGATTTTGCACCAGCATTTGCCGATGACTTTTTTTCAATATGTTCGAGAATTTCTTGAGTGGTCGCAGGACCATTTTCCTCAAGGTATTTTCTCGCCCATTGTCTCATACGAACCTGTGCCATTTTATCCCCTCATTGAGTGAACTCTTTTCGACTGTTGTTCTGCACACTTTTCGTGAAAGCCGAGTTTAATTTCATCTGGGTGTAATAAAGACCCACCACAAATTTCACAGTTTGTTTTAATTGCATATTTCATTCTTCATCTCTCCTTAATGTGTGGTCGGCATAGTAGCCTTCACGGTGTATTTGTTTTGCCAAGCCTGAAAAACAAGACTTGCAAAAGTGTGTAGCAAGGCTTCCTCCACCGGTCCAATCGTAGATAACCTTACCTTTCAATGAGTGAACTTCAAGTATATTAAGTCTACCTTCGGTAAGAACGACTTCCGCAAAACTATCACATATGTGACATTTGGGTAGATTATTCATCTTCCTCACTCCAGTGGACAGTGACTTCCTGATTTTCAGGGAATTCAAAGTTCTTCAAATTTTTGTAAAATATTTCAGACAGAAACATCACAAAAAGTGTGTATATTGTCACTCCAATTATTGTAAAAATCACCCGTAAATCACCTCACCAAATAAAGTATACTGTAGGAAAACATCTGCTGTAATTGCATCCCAGTTTTCATCAATAAAATCATTGTAATGTCTTGGACTTTTTTCGTGCATTTTTTCTAAACCCTCAAACATTTTATTAATAGTAAGGTGGGTCTTGCCAGATGGAGTGTCCATTACTAATTCATGTCCTTTGTAACCTGAAGTTCCGGCCAATACAAAAGGAACTTGATGATACCATCTCCAACCTGTTGTCGTGTCCGAAAATTCGCTGGCAAAAAGACTGTGAAGCGTTCTTACCTTATCTTCGACACCAACACTACCTATCCAATAATTACTACCACCTTCAAAGGCTGTTACTACTAAGTCCCAAAGGTCCTGTTCTTCAATTGTTCTACCATCTATTTCTACTGTTATTCTTTTTCTACTCATTATCATCACTCCTTATTCCGAGTCCTTTACAGTGCGGGCAAGCCATGTGAATAAACATTCCACCGCCTCCGCACATTTTACATCTCATGCGTTCACATTGTTTGCATGAAATAACTCCTTCCATTTTAGGTCGGTGCTTCATGGGTAGCCTACACTTCAAGTCTATTCCCCCACCAAGTAATATCTACTTTCTTAGCCATTTCATGTGCTGTTTTAATCTCTTCTACTGTCAAATCATTTGTCTTATCGACAACTGCGTTAATTAACGCCTTTACTGCTATATCATATGCTTCATCCATTTCAACATCAAGCATAAGTGCAATCTTCATTGCATCTTGCATGGACATTTTATTTTCCAAAAGGTCTCTTAGATAATCTTCCATTTCTTCTTCAATCAACATTGCTTTCACCACATTTACATTTTATTTGTAAGGTTCGCCAAGCATCTACCATCGCAACGGTCGACTTGTCATCATACCATGTCTGTTGTTCACAATCACATTTTATTATTCTTTTCATAATTATTCCTCCTCTTCTTCTATTTTTTCCAATAAAAATTTGTCATATCCGGGCAATTTAAACCCAGCAATCTCGAACATTTCGCTCACCTTCATGTGAACTTCTGCCTCATAATCTCCTTGCCTTTCACTAAAAAAATATTCTTAATGGACCCATTCTGAATCTCAGCATAATACATACAGTTCCTGTATCGAAGGTAAAAATCTCTACCGTCTTCCAGCGTTCCCTCAATTTGAGTAGGTGCTACATTTGAAGTCACTTCGTATGTTTTGATAATCATTTTTCAGCACCTGCCGCAATTTTAAAATGCTCTCCACATTTGGGACATCTAAAGGACCAAACATTTCGAACTCTTTCGTATCGTATGAAAGCAACCTTCCATCCAACATCACAATTATTTTTACAATTCACATTTTTTATTTTAGCCATTCTGGTCTTCCTCCTAATTTATACTTTGCAAAATGTTTCTTTTCTGCAATGTAGTAGTTGCGATACGCTTGTATTGTATCTTCGCATTTGTATTGTTCGGGCATACACTGTGGAGGTTCTCTCCAACCTGTGCCTAAATCTTCGGGTGGATTATTTATCACACCGATGAATTTTGAACTGCCGTGTATTTTTCCATAACGGCGAGTATATTCTTTGCACATCTCAACATATAGTTCATAATGCCATAGATATTGCTCATTCGTTTCCCTTGTCCATATGGTCGAGGGGTGATTGATGTGTGCTGGCTTGAATAAATGGTAAGATGTGTTTTTTTCGATTTTTTCCAAAGTGTCTGCCTTACACCAATAAGCGGCGCATAACATTTGAGCCGATTCTGTTATCATTTTTACAACATGTTTGTCGCATAATTCTTGTGCAGAAGTCTGCGGGTTTCCTAAATAAAATATGTTCATAATTGTCACCTTTTTTTAAAATTTGATTTTTCCTTCTGAAACTTTGATTTCTATACGAGTGCCTAAGATATAGGTCATATTGACCGACATTCTCACCATGAGACATATGAGAATGTCAAAGTGTAGGAGATAATCCGCATACCTCATACATTTCGCATGACATTCTCACTTTCTCATGTTTCTCACTCACTATGCCTTACACATATATAGATACATAATACATACTGATACATATAATAATAAGAATAAGAAAATAGAGTTAAGAGTATATGAGAATATTGAGAATATGAGAATGTGAAACACTTTGTTTTCTATAATCCAATTATATAGGACAAACTGTTTTCTCATGCGTGTCTCATATGAGAATGTCCAACGGATTGTAATAGAAAGTATAAATTAAATAAAACATAATAAGGTAAATAATACAAAGTGTTTTTTAGGTTTGGTTTCTCATGTGAACATTTGAAATAATTGGTTCAATGCGTTCAAATGACTTGAGATAGTCAATGAGGGGGTCAAATGGCTATAAGGTGGTGCGACAAGGATTGCAGCGAATGAAAGTAAGTGTAGCACTCTACACTAGGTGTAGCGCATAACACCACTATTATTCATCAATAATGATTATCTGTTTTAACTACCATATGGTTGCGGCATTTTAATTTGTTTCTTAGCAAACCCTAAAAAAAGGGCTTCCCACCCCTCCGAAGAAGGGTGAGAAGCGGCACTCCTGCTAAATAACAGGTGAAAACGACTGGTTTTGATTCAATCATTCGTCATCATCATTGAAGTTCATTGAGAACCCGCCTTAATGCTGGCAATCATGGCTTCCTTGACTTTTTCTTCAATTGCTTCAAAAGTCCGAGTCCGAGGGATAGTCAAATCCGGGAAAGCCGTAAAAACATCATTGAGCATGTTGGCAAAAACATGAATGTCTTGATTTTGCTCTTCTGTCAATGTGATTGTCAAGCGTGTTCCCTTGACAATTTGGTGTATTGCCTTGGACCATGTTTCGACTCTTGGTGAGTCGGGTCTTTTGTCAATACGCCCCAAATACATTTGAACATCTTCAATGTCCATTGGGTCTTCTGCTGTTTCAAGCCATTTGTTGGCCTTCGCTACTATCTTATCGGTGTCAAGCATTCATATCACTCCTTCCCTTTCGGGTATTATATGCCATATCAACATAGGTATAAGGTAGTAAGCAAATCAACCTTACCATATGGTAATAATGACAGCGAATGAAAAGGAGTAAGCAGTATTCAATGAACAATACTGCTACGACGCAATGAAATAAGCCGATTTATCCTTATAATAAGCGTGGACATTCCATTTTCCGAAGGAGTAAACTCCCGGCGCTAAAATATTGCCCACCCTCTTACCGCCCTATTTTACCACTATCGGAACCATATGGTAAGGAGAATTTGTTGAACACCTTATATCCATTAGCCCATGGTTTAACATACCCAAAGGGGGTTAAGTATTATGTCAAAAAAAACAGACAAAAAAATGATGAGTGATGATGAATGGAATGCTTGGACCGCAGATGTGAAAACATTTGTAGCCAACAAAGATGAGGTTATGCGACTTACATCTCAAGCAGAAAACGACGAATCGTTGCGGAATGGCGAGGCTTTTAATGCCGATAACTTTGAAGATGACTTTGAAGACATTGAGAACTTCTTGAAGCGTGGTGCAACTCGAATTGCTATGCGAGAGATTTACAAGAAAGATATTCTTTCCCGTGGTCGAAAAATGTCTCTTTGGCCTAAGCGTCAAGGTGGCGGTTCTCAAATGCCTCAATATCAACAAGCCGTTCTTAATCAAGCGGATGCAATTTACAACATGGCTTTTACGGCTTATTGGAATGTTCTTGAAGAAAACAACGCATCTCACCTTGAGATGAGTCGGGCTTCAAATGCAAATGCTACAAACGGCGCACCTTATGAAAATGTTCAAGCATTCGTTAAGGCTCGTTTGACTTCAAAGATTGCAGGTCTTAAAGGAGACATTCGCAACGGTCTTTGGACAAATGCCGACAATGAGAAAAAGTTCGACTTGTCTCAACCTCTTCAACGACCATTTGACCCTTCAAAGGTTAAGGTCGAAGAACCTTCAACTGAGGAATCGGCTTGAAGTCCTTCTTTGAAGACGACGAAGAATGATTTTTAATTATTCGGGGAATTGACGGGTTAAAGAAAAGAACTCGCTGTGTTGAGTAAACAATGCAGGGCAAAACAAATCGGAGTTATGGATTCTCCCCAAAAATCCACCTTTTTTAAGGCAAGGTCTATCATACAAATTACTTTGATACCATATGGTAAGGATAATTTGTAGCATACCTTATATGGGATAGGAGAGTTAATTAACTATGTTTTGGAAGAAACGAGAACCGAAGTTTGTAATCAAAGTTAAACAGAATCGCTATGAGAAGTTCATTATTGATGAATTGCGTGTAAGTGCAGATAGTCAAGAAGAATTAGAAACAGAACTAATTCTTGCACTTAAACAAATCTCTCAGCAATTACAGGAGATGAACGCATGATTCATGTTGGGAATGGATTTGTTGAGAAGCCTTACACTAATTGTAAGTGGTGTCAAAATGAACTTGACCCAAACCAACACATGATGTATTATTGCGATACGGCTTGTTTCAAATCTCAAAATAAAACCGGAGGTTTAATTCAAACCCATTATGCACCACCAGTGGAGGAAGAAGAATGAAATACCCAGAAAAATTTATTGTAGCCGAATTAATCAAAATGGATTTAGATGAACTTAGAGCATTATCCGATGCTCTTTGGGAAGATTGGAGAAGGGTTGATATGGCCTTGAAGGTTGTCAGCGAGATGGATAAGCAGACAAAGGAAGCAAGCGAAGAATAATTCCTTAGCGGTGGAGGGTGGCAAAGGGTTGGGTATGATAAGGATGGTAAGTTATCTACGCCCGTGTCAACCTTAATCTTGGTGATTTAAATGTCAAAATATAAACAAGAGTAGTAATGTCTCTTAGCCGAAAATTAATTACCGATAGGGTGCAAGGCCCTTTCCTACTCCCTAAAAAGAGATATGCAGGTTTGTTCGATAAAAATACTAAAAGCATTTGGGCTTGTTTTCGTTTTTGTGCCTCGTTTATTCGAGGTTTTTAACAGAACATAAGATGGCGGCTGTGAAAGGTCGGTCTTAGGTATTTTCCTGCTATCTTTTTTTCTTTTTTTATGATAAGGCTTGACTACAAATTATTCATTACCATATGGTAAGGTATCGAGCCTAAGATTAAAAACACTTCGTTGTTTTGGAACCTGCAAATTTTCAGACTTGTTTTTTTCTCCACCCTCAAGCCACCCTTAAACAAGTTACGCTTTGCCTGAAACTTTTTGTTTCCAAAATTTTGAACCATATGGTTGTGCTTGGCGTGACATGTAAGTGTATAGCCAAAAATGCACACCTCACCTATATATAAGGACAATCTTAAAGAACTTTAACACAACCGTTCCTTTCTCCCGCCCACAAGCACACCCTATGTTCGTCTCTATCTGTGTTAAAATTCTTTAACCTAATTTCTACTATGTAGAACCATATGGTAATAATGAGGAAGGAGTATTCACAAGATAATACTGTCACGACTGAGGAGTATATATCCTCAAATAAGAAAAGGACACTTTTCGTTTTCGTTAGTAAGTGAAACTATCTTCCCACCCACATACCAACCCTATACTTTCATTATCTACGAACCATATGGTAAGTATATAATTTGTTGGGCGACCCCAACCAAAAGAAAGAGGGCCGAAGCCCCCCTTCTCGTTTTTTTCATTCATCATCAAACAATGCTATCCCCCACATCAATTACCCAATCAAAAATATCAATTGCAGGATGCCATGCAACTCCATCAATAATCCAATCTTGAGAAATCCATATTTTTTCGCTACCCCTTGAATGTTCAGTAAAAAGCAAAGCCCAATAATCCTCTTGAGAATACCAAACCATTCCATACACCTTACTGGGTTGGCCGTGTGCATTATTGCCTATCATAGAATACATTAGTAATCACCTTTCATGTTATTATCAATACTTTTTATCTCATAAGGTAGTCCACAAATTTACCTTACCATATGGTTCACTTTGGGAATTTTTTTAATTAAAAAATATTAAATACGCAAAGCCCTTCATAATAATCATGCGAGATTTTATGAAACCGGCCATGCGCCAACATAGAAATACCTTATATTTGCCCTCAATGTGGGCCATGATGGAAGAAATAGATAAAATTTTATGGCTCTGGGACCATTTTGACACACTTTGGCGCAACTCATACCCCCCTCCAGCAAAAAATCAAGAAGAATTGGGCTTAATACTTGCGGAGATACGCAAAACTCGGCAAAACTGTAAAACTTTATATAGACATTGCGAATTAGACATTAATAGTTGGAGTGCATTACAAGATTTACCTTTGGAAAGTCTCGTAATTCGCCAAAAGGGGAATACACTTGACAAAAAAGACTCAAATAAACAAAAAGATACGGCGAAAGAAAGGGGACCCCAGTAAAAAAACAGAAAAGTTAAGGCCTAATAAACCAAACTATCAAAGAAAACAAAGGAGAAATAAATAATGTCGGGAATAAACTTTCGCTGGGAATGGATTAAAAAAGAAAAAAATTTTTTCGCTAGTCCCAAAAAAATTACCGGCCAATTTTTCAATAAGGCGGTGTAATAATGGGTTGGCGAGATATATTAAAGAATAAAGACCGTGATTTGGCCCAAGAGTTACTAATTTCATTTCGAGAATTTACACCAATAAGAGAAATAACTAAAGAAGAAGAAGACATGTTTCTTTCATCTATGTATTACAGCACTAAACCCCTTGTTTATAAAAGAACTTTAGAATTTATGAAACCCTTTGATGAAATTGAGAGAGATGGTTTAGATTTTGTTTTTAAATTCGATATATATGGAGTGCCTTTTACATTTAAAATGCCGGTTTTACCGGCTGGGTTGACTGTAAAAGGTATTGGTGAAAGGGCTGAAGATACTTTCCCGGTAATGGACTCAACTCAAATGAGTTTTTGCGTAAAGGCTAATAGGGTGATGACAAATGGGGATTTTATGGTTACACTTCTTCTCGCAAGTAAAAATAACCAATTACCTACAATTCTTACTCTTCCAGCATATGTAGAAAGACACATGCCGGAAACTAAAATGCACAACGATACACATATTTATGATATAAATGAACACTCATACAAGGACACACTTTTAGAAAGAATATGGGAACATGTATTAGGTCTTGATGAAATAGACTGGCCCGTTTTAAATAATAATAATGATGGCGAAATACCATTGAATATTTTAAACGAATGGTTAAAGGAATACATACCTGAAGAATTATTAGAGGGATGGTAATATGGGTTGGCAAGATATTTTAAAGTCGGAAGAGGAAGGGCGAGATAAACTTGTAGACGAATATGTAAATAATGTTCATTTTTTTGACCCTAATATAAAAATAAATCATATTGCTGAAAAATTTAGAGTAATAACACCTGAACGCTTAAAACCTTTAGTAAGGACTTTAGAATTTATGAGACCCATTAAAGATGATATAGATTTCATAGGATTAGGCAAAAGAACTGTCTTATATTCTTTTGAAGTATTTGGGGAAAGGTGTACTATTTCTCAAAGATTAAATGGTTTAGGTGATATTTCTGATGATAATTATATTCAAGTAGGGGATAAAAATGTATGTGTGAAGGCTACCAGTGATATGACAAATGGTGATTTTTTAACTACCTTAGTGTATGCGGTAAAAAATAATGTTGTCCCTGACATTATAAAATTCGTCGCCTTTGCGACATATACAGGACATGAATATTCCGTGGACTCATATGTTTATGATACCAGTGAAAAAAAGTATAAAAGGTCTTTTCTTATTCAACTTTACAAGGAACGGAGATTACCTGATTCATTTTATGAAGAATTGCCTATATACAGAATCAAGGAACTTGATATAAATGGTCTCAATTTCTGGCTTGCTAAAGCAATAGAACCTAAAGAAATATTAGGAAGGTGGTAATATGGATTGGCAAAATATATTAAAGGGAGTTATTAAGCGTGAAGATGTTATAAAAGCAGCGAAGGAAGCGATAGAAGGGGAACATAGAGAATGGGAAGTAACACATTTCTCATATCTATATTCTTCTCTGGGTAGGGGTATGGTATCTCTTAGGGTTAAAAAAAGAGATGGTGGGTCAGATATAGCATGTTTAGTAGAGAGTGAAGATATAAGATTAGACAGTATTCTCGACAAAGTGAAAGGTGAATTTGGTCGCTCCGAAAATTTAGATGCCTACAAAAAAAGGGTTGTTGAAAGTGTAAAGCCCACCTTTCGTTCTTTAAATTGGTTTTATGAAGTTATAGAACCTATAGACGAAATAATAGACATAGGGGCGGGTTTTGAAATTATTGGAGATTCGACAAACCAATATACAATTCTTTCTTCGAGTTTAAAATCCAGTGGTTGTTATGAGGTAAGAACTTATGAGGGTTATTCTATTTGTATAGAAATAGATGAACGAAAACCTGCTGGAGATAATCTATTGGGTTTAGCATTAGGTCTACTTAACGATGAATCAACGAGCGAAAGTGTTGAAGGTCTTACGGATTATATGTCCGATTGGCAAGAACTCCAATGTCAAGTTTGTGGGCATTTTAATGAATTTTCTATATCGGATGAGGGGTATCAGTGTGAAAATTGTACTGCAACAACACAACTTACGGATATAAGATTTGAACCAAGGTTTCAAGCAGACGAAGAAGTTCAAGATGAAGAAGGTCCTAATGGTGTGTTTAACCCCCATTTTAGGCATGTCGTGGGTGACATGTTTTTACAGGAAAATAAATTATTTAGGCTTAAATTCCCTAATGAATATGATTTAACCGTAAGAGGAGACCCTGAATCAATTTTAGAAGATACAGATAACGACAAAATATTTATTTCCAATAATATGTTATATGACGAAGACGGTGATGAGATGGGTTTGTATGAGGTGAGAGAGATATTATCGGAAGATGTTGATTTTATTAAATTTATAGTTAAATATTTAGAAGAGGATATGTATGAAGTTTACGACTATTTAGAATATGTAAATTTAGGGGGAGATTTATGGTCCGACCGTAAAGGTGGATATTTAGGCGATGATGGTAATTTTACTGATAATATAGAAGAAATTTATAATCTTAGTGAAATGTCCGAAGAAGAATTTATTATGAACGCAATAGAAGAATGGGAATTACCTGAAGATAATGTTTTAGGTTTATTTGATTATAAGAAAGACGGGGAATATTGGATTAAATGGAATGGAAAAAAATACGAACTTGTTAACGGGGAAATGGTCGAACAGGATGAAGGCGGAATTACAAAGAACTTAAGTAGTAAATCCGTTCTCCCTATTAATATGAAGTGGACAGACTATCTTAGAAAAACCTCTAATACAAAGTCCGAGGATTGGGAATCTGCCTTAAAGAGTTTTATTTCCGATGGTAAAAAATTAGGAATACCCTTGTCTGTAATGGAATTATTAAAATTGGCAAAGGAAGCAACGACTTCGCAAAGCGAAGGTTTTGAAACTCTACATCGACCCACCTTCAGTGAGGAGGAAGAGGAAGATGTTTGAATGGGATAGAGAAGGTGCATTAGCATTACTTGAAGAATATAAGGCTTTTTGGGGACCAAGTAAAAATTCTCAATTCGGCATTACAGGTAGGCCGGATGCCAACACTGGAAAGGTTAATGCTAAGTCTGTTTATCTTTCGGTAGAAAATCATGGCCGTGTAGGAATGTCAAGAAAAAATATAGACTTTTCAGGTGGCGGAGCAATTTTAGAAAAACTCAAATCTTTCTTGGAGAGAGAAACCTTCCTCGAAGAAGACCTTCTTGATTTTGATGACATGGAAAGAGATTTAGCGAGAATAGAAACAAGGCCGGGTCGTAATCCCGCAAATATTAAATTTAGAACTATGATTTCTTTTAAACCTCCGGCAGGTGAAGATGATGAACCTGAAATAGAAAGAGGTGTGGTAGCGGGTCATTTTTTGACAGTCCCGTATTGGGAATACCGCCAATGGAAAGCGGAGAAAATTAACGAAGCCTTCGCAAGTGAAAAGCCTAAACCCGAATGGTATGCTTTTTCTAAAGAAGGTGGCGAGCCACCTCAAAACAAAGCAAAGCCTCCACTTTGGCAAGCAATCTTAGGTGAAAAAAATAGCCTAAAAAGTTTGGTTGCTGATATTAAAGAAATAGTTGAAAAGAGTATGGGGCCGGGTTCAGCACCTATAAAAATTGATGTTAATGCTAATTTAGGCTCAAGAACAGCAGAAAGATTGGCTACGGTAGCCGGATTAAATAAAGCAATACGAGAAGTTATGGCTGATGGAACTATTTACACAAAAGGTAGAAGATTCCCCGTAAAAAGTAGACTTAACGATGCGGTGAGAAATAAAACATTTAACATTAGTTCTTCAGACCTCGCAATACTTGTAGATACCTGCACTGTCAAAATTGAAGGTGAGCGTGTTGAGATTGACGAAGTGGTTAATTACGAAAAAATAAATAATATTACAATGCGTTTTCCTAAGAGTAATAAAACTCTTAATGCGGTTGTTCGTGCCGTTATGGGTGAACAAATGGAAACATTCAAAGTTCCCGGAAGCACCGAGGGAGATGGAATTACTCTCAAGCAACTCGATGCCATGGAAGCATTTAGCAATTTAATGAAGGTGATAAAGTGAACAACAGTAGAGGCCCGTTAAATAGTAGTGGAAATTGGTGGTCGATTATTAAAGCGTATAAAGATATATTGTCATATCATTTACCCTTATTGGAAAGAATAATTAATGAATCGGATGATGAAGAACTCGTTGAACTCATTGAAGGGTTTATTGAAATTTTTACTGAAGATAAATTCCATCTACATTTAACCCCCGGATTTACCAGTGGTGGTTCGCAGGGCGTTGGTATGACAGAAGAAACTCCACTATCTAATGAAGAAATATTAGAATTAAATGAATTTACCGAAAGAACGGCGGCTGGAGAAAACCTTACAGAAGAAGAAAGAAAGCGACAGCAGGATTTATTAGATAACTCCGGTCAAGTTATGCAGGATAACGCCTCATTAGGTGATGATTATATTATGTTCACCTTAACTCAATATCCCGGTTTTAAAATATTAGCAGGACCAGTTACGATAGCATTTGGTGATACCACTACTTATGGTATGCAAAGTGGTAATTTATTTAAGAGACAATTAAGAGAGGCTATTGACAATGCGTAAAATTCGTAAGTCTTGTCCTCTTTGTAATCATCCTGATAGGGATAACTTAGAAATAGAAATTCTTGAAGGGCGCATGGATGCCAATGCTCTTGATAGAGAAGAAGGTTGGAGAGCCGGAACTACAAGAAAACATATGCAGGAACATTTGAATGCGTATCACGATGATTCAAATGATAAGTGTGCTTTATGTGTTGCGCCAAATAGAAAGGATTTAGAAGCGGCAATTGTAGATGGACATATGAAACCGAGCAGGGTTGCAGAATATTTAGAAGTCGGAGTCGATTCAATTAACCTACATATGAAAAAACATCTCAAACCTATCGTTCAACAATCGGCGGCATTAGATGTAGCCCGTGTAGAACTAAATGAAATTGACCTACTTTCGCAAAATGTTTCAATGTTGCAGGGTAAGATTCAACAATTTATTTTAGACAATGAAGATTTAGATTTCAAGACAGTGGATTCTTTAGTAAAACTTAGTAAAGAAATTCGTGAGTCGCTAAAGTATGCGCTCGAATTTAAGGGCAAATTAGTACATAAGCGAGAAGAAACAGTGGTGATTCAACAGATTGAAGTTATACAAAAGGTTCTTATAGAAAGATACCCCGAAGTATGGACTGAGATACGAGATGATATTGCAGAGAGATTAGCATGAATTGGTTTGATATTTTAAAAATTTCTTTCAAGCCGGTAGACCGTGATAGACCTGCACCGAGAATTAGAATGGGTGAAAGTCTTATGGGAGAAACTGCCAGTTATAACACAGCGACCGGAGAAACTGTTATTTCTCCTAATCCTAATGTGACACCGGAGAAACTTGCCTTAGTATTAGCACATGAATCAACACATGAAGCCCAATTTAATACGGAACCAATAATGAGGGAAATTGTTGATACCTCTGGAGATGCTATTATTTCCTTTGTATTAAGTGTGAGAGAAACACCTATCCAAAACTTATCTATAAATATGTTGGTAAGAGCATTAGATGATGTAGAATTTAACATAGGAAATGCTATAAAAACATATTTAGAACAAGAAATGGCAATAGAAACACAGGCCTACTCATTAGAGAGAAATTTTGAAACACGAGAAGGTAGAAATAGATTTGCTCAATTTATTTTATCTTCTTTTGAGGCAAGAATTATAGGAACAATGGGAGCGGCAAATATGCAGCCAGAAAAAATCCCTATGGTTATGGAAGCACTTATTCAAGTTATAGAACCTACCGTTAGAAGAATTTTTGAATCCTTTGTAATAAAGTTAAAAAGGGGTGAGAGGCGATGAAGTGGCAAGACATTTTAAAATTTGACGACCCAACGGCCCTATTTGAAGACCTTCGTAGAGAAATTGTAGAATACTTTCCACCTCGTTATATTGGTGATGCAAACCAACCGAACTCAATTATAGGTATTATATTTCATTTAATAGATTATTTAGAAAGTCCTATGTATTCGGAAGAACGAACTCAAGGTGTATTAATTACTTTGTTAAGAAAAATTGGCGCAAAGCAGGAAGAATTTATGGAAGACGAAGGGCATGATGAAGCATTTGAAGACGGCAATACACTTTTCTATAACACAGTTGCAGGGATAATTGATGCGATTAGTGAAGCATTGAAATTTAGGGGGGAAAACACATGAGTTGGGAAAATATACTTAAACTTGATTGGCGTGAAATGCTGGATTCTTATATAACCGAGGACAGTTTATTTGAAAACATTTATAAACACCTTACAGACAGTCTTGGTTATAACGCGCCGTCGAAAGACGAGGTTATCGACTACTTAGAAGAAAATTACGAGAGACATAAATTATGGAAAAACTTATGGAGTGAGAAAAATGACATGGAAAAATACAATTAAGAAAGAATACGGAATGCCTGATGATGAAGACCTTTTTAATAAATTAGGCATATTACAGAACAGGATTCAATATGCAATAGAATATGCTGAAAAGTTAAAAGGAAATGAAAGAGGCGAATTGAAAGAAATTATCGCTATTTTATCACAAGCAGAAGAATTGGCGCTTAAAGCAGCAGACAATTTGATGTGATTATTATGACATGGACAGACATTACTAAAAACCTTACACCTGAACAAGTAAGAACTATGGAAAACGGTGTTAAAAAAACAGGCGTTTGTCGTAGATGTAATAGAAGTGTTAAAACTTGGCAACCATGTCCTATGAACTTACCAGCCTTACCGATAAAACCTAATTGTCCAATGAAGACTGAATATAAGGACTCAAATCGTAGAGGTCCATTTACTGCGAGGGATTAACTTGCAATGGTTTCAGATTTTAAAGATTAAAATTATCGGTAAAAAATTTTCCGTTGATGGTAAGACCTACCACTTTAATCCTGAACAAGTTAAAGAATATAAAAAAGAATATAATAACCCTCTTATTTCACGAGCAGATAGTAATTCTAAAAAACGAATTGCGTTAAGAAATGTTATTAGAAAATATAATATTAGGGGTGTATAACATGTGGTTCGATACATTGCGTAAAAAAAGTAAAGCCCGACGAAAAAAGGGTAGTAAGCAATATAAGAAAAAGAAATCTAAGGCAAAAAAAGACGCTTGTTATCGCAAGGTAAGAAGTCGTTATAAAAAATGGCCTTCCGCTTATGCTTCCGGTGCTTTAGTTCAATGTCGTAAAAAGGGTGCGGCTAATTGGGGCAATTCAAAAAAGAAGTGATAACATGTGGCGGGAAATACTCAAGGAAGAATCCAAATGGATGAATAGTCTTTCTGCGAGTAAGCAAAAACTTCTTGATTCCGAACCTTCTTTTGAAGTAGACATTCCTAAACTTTCATTTCCCGATAACGAAGAAGAACTACCAAAGGTTCTAAAAATTATGGAAGGTCAAGACTTAGATAAAAAAACTATTAACGACTTAGATAAAAATAATCATAAAATGATGCTCGACATTGTTGGAGAGAAAATGTCCGAATGGGGGGATTTTATAGATGATGTGGATATTCATACCATACGACTTAAAATGAAATACGGTAGAAAGCGACCCTATGAAATCTCGGATAAAATTAAGTCTATTACAAATACGGATGACACACCTTCTTTTCCAAGCGGCCACGCTATTGAAGCATATGCGTTGGCTAAAGTTCTCGGTGAGAAATACCCCGATAAGAAAAAGGAACTTAATACTATGGCAGATTCAATTTCTCTCTCCCGTGTTCAAATGGGAAATCATTATCCAAGTGATATAGAAGCAGGTAAAAAGGTAGGACTTATGCTTGCTGATGCGTATTTAGATATTTCTAAATCTTGGGAAGATATTCTACAAAGTGGCGATAACTTTAAGAGAGAGAAGTCCGAAGGCTTACATGGGTGGTTTTCTCGACGAGGCGGAAAAGAAGGTAAAGGAAAGAAAACACAGGGAGGATGGATTGACTGTTCTTCATGTGGAAAGAAAAACGGACCTAAGCCTTGTGGAAGAAAAGATGCTTCAAAGGGTAGAAAGAGAAGATGCCGCCCTACCTGTGCGGCCTGTAAAACTTACAAAAGGAGGAAAGGAAAATGAGTTGGCAAGATATATTAAAAAGAAAGTGGGATAAAATTGAGGCCAAAAAGCGTAAGGTTTCCGACGACGGCCATGTTGAAGGTTTCGTTAACAGAAAGGAAAAGTTTAGCGGCACACTACCCGCAGGTGAATATTTAATAATGGATAATAAAAGTTTTGATAAAGAAATATTTAACGGTAAAGATATGAGTAATCAAAAAGAAACAAAATATACCGAGATGGAATATCCTCCTAAGAGAGATGATAGAGGTCGTTTAGTAGAACAAAGAGTCACACCCAAAGAAGCAAGGGAGAGTAATAAATATGGTCGAACTGGTCGTTCTAAATTTGAAGGTGTAGCCCAAGCGGGGCAAAGAAAGAAAGATGAATATGAATTAGACTTAACTAAACCTACACCTAAACCAAGTGGTAAAGGTAAATTTACAATGAAAACTGGTAAGAAAAGAACTCCTATTAGATTAAAGAAGGTTTCTTTTAAGAACTCTAGTTTTAGACAAGCACAGTTTGGTTTTTATCGAAAAGAAGACCCTTCAGGTGTAATTAAACTGTGCAACTTTAGTCGTGCTAATTTTAATGGGGCTAAGATGACAAATGTAACATTTGAGGATTGTGATTTTAGGGGTGTAGATTTATCTAAACTTGCAGTAGTAAGAAATGTCACATTAGTTCGCTGTAATGTTCGAGGGGCTTCACTACATAAGGGTATAAAAAATATAGAACCCCGTAATGCTGACAAGATGTATCAAGGTAAGAGGAAGTGAGAATATGTGGAAAGACGGTCTAAAGAAAAAGCAAACCAAGTTTGGTTTTCAAAGAACTTTAGCCGGTGAAAGTATTGCTAATCTTGACCCGATTGAAGAAGCGGTGAGGCAGAAGGAGAAGGCTGACAAATCTTTATCCGAAAGAAAAAAGCGTGAAGACAAACGATTAAAGGTTGCCCAGCGTAAAGGTCAAACTACTTTGGAAAAAGAAGATGATTGTATTATTGATACGGATTTACGAATTGATAGATTTGAGGAAATGATACAGATTTGTAAAGATTTAATAGTGTTAATTAAAAGGGCAGATAATTCTCCAGACACGGATTTTGAACCTCAAATTGTGTCTGCATACAATAGTCTTATGGGAATTAATAAAGAAATATTTGAAGATTTATTTTGTCTTCGAGACCAATTGAAGGACAAGTAATCAAAAAACTATAAATACCCCATTCCTCTAAGAGGTAATTAGGGATTCATATGAGTACAGAAGATAAAATTGAAGATGCTGCTGATATTGCAGAAGATATTGTAGAGTTGGCAGAAGACTTGGGGCTTATTTCCGAAGGCCAAGAGGCAAAGTATAAGGCTTTGATTAAGAAGGCGTTACCGAAAGTAATAATTGTTTTGGGTGGAGTTTTGGGAATTTACATGATGCTTAAGTGATAGGTATGGTTCAACCAATAAAAGGTAGACTTGCTCGTGCTGTGCGTGAGCGCAGGGGAAATGATACTGAGTATTTAGATAAACTTAGAAATCGTGAGTTGTCTTTTAATAATATGAAAGATATTTTAGAATTAATTGATGAGGCAAAAGATGAAACAAGTATGTTTTACGATGATATAGTTTCTAATAAAAGAGACCCTGAAAAAGTTATTGAAACCTTACAAGCCCTGTATGATGAAAAATCCAGTGAAGGGTTTGGTGCATATTATTCACTACCCTATGGCGACGGTCAAACAATTGGTGATAAAACCACGGGCAATCCGGTTAAGTGGGTAGAAGAAAATATTCAAGAATTGTATAATCAACTACTCAATGGTAATCCGGTTGCTTTTTTAAGTGGCATGGCAATATTAATTAGTAGAGCAAGAGCCAGCAGTACACCGAGACAAAGTATTTTTGATAAACTAAAAGAATTAATTTCTAAAATACAAACCGATGATGAACGCTGGCAATCTGTCGATACAGAACAGTTAAGCGAAGTTATCGAAGGTAATGAAATAACGCAAGGCTATAATATAGTCAAAAGACTCAACGCCTTACATGTGCAAGACAAAGAATACGCTACCATTAATTTAGGAACATGGATGAGAAGTTCAAATTACAACGAGGAAAGTTTTACAAACATAATGAGAATATATGGACACATGTTAAATCGAACAACTTCTAATTTTACCGGCCCTCTTGTAGACTTTTTCAAAGGCGGTAATTTTGAAGTCAAAACTTCTCTATTAAGCAAACTTCTAAGGGCGAGAGGTCCTACTGCATTAGAAACTCTTTTCAGTAATTATCTTATATTTAGATTTTCAAGGGGAGGAAAGACTGGTTCTGCCGTAGGTGGGGGAGATTTAATTGGTCGAAAAAATGTGACGGATTGGGTTAAGACGGGCAAGGAACAAAAATATCCTGTATTAGCCCGTGTCGGTGATGAAACTCCTGAAGAATTATTAGAGAGAATAAGGGCAGATGTAAAACAAGACGGCAACACTAAGACTCAATTTGAACAATGGAAAAATGACATTGTTCCTCAAGTTGAAGAATTACCACGAGGGTATTCTCGACGCATGGGAAGAAATAGGACCAAATTAGAACAAAATGAATATGTTCTTATGCTTAGTGTCTACCATAGACTTTTATTAGATAAAGAAGGGGGGAGTGATTTTACCAATATTCCTAAAACATATAATTTTGCTTCATTAAGTCAAGAAGGTGAGGATTCCTTTAAGATGAAAGCCGAGCAATTTAAAAACGCAATAGCCTTAGCATTAACCTTTAATCCAATTTCTCTTGAAAGTATAGAAAATGTTTTCAACACATTAAAAGATTTAGAAGAAGAAGAGCCGAGAGACTATTTTAGAATTGTAGCCGAAAATGCACCTGCACTTGAGGCTCAAATAAAATCAGGCGTAGATAAATTATTTACACCTATACCTACAATAATAATTAATGAATTAACCGAAGTGCTTTCTACACTAAATCCCAATAGGATAGAATCGCTTAAGAACTTTATAAAAATTAAAAATAAAAATCCCTACGAGTATCTACATGAGATAGATGCTCTCTACGATGAAAATTTGGAGCAAGACCCCGACTACTATAAAAGGTGAAATGAATGAATATTATAAGTGAGCAAGAATTTGGACAACTATTAGACGAATTTATACGAGAAGGGGAATTTACTGGTAAGACTGGTAATTTTGAAGAAGATAAAGTCATATTAGATAAAAGATTAGGAATGACAGAAAAGACAGAAAATATTGAGTCACGAGTTCCACAAATGGATGAGCGATTAAAATTAATAGCGGCCCTCTCCGACTTAGCATCTATTGTTGAATTAGATTTATTTTTAGGTTCCGAGAAAATATTTACAAAACAAAAACCTAAGTTTCTTTCCGAATCATACCCAGTAGCCGGTAGATTCTACGGACTTACTACAATTACCGAAGAGTCTTGGGAAAATAGAATTTCTGCTGGAGGTTCATTTAGTGAGAACGATTGGGAAGATACTATAGAAAATTGTTCTGCCTTTTTGGAAGATGGAGTTTTTACGAAATTTCCAGAAATAGAAGACCTTTTACGAAATATTTTCCTTGCTTTAGATGAACAGCAAGGGGGTAGAGAAACTGTCACACCTGATACAAAAAGTCTTGATGAGATATTTGACGGCTTTAGAAAATATCAATTGACCGACGCAGGAGATAGAAAGAAAATTTACGAATACTGGGCCGATACAGACAACACATTTAAATCGTTTGAAGGTATAGTAATAGAATTACCATTATTACAAAAAATACAGGAACTTACAGGAAACGAATTAGGTGAATCGCTAAAAAGAAGAGAAGGTTCACTGGAGTTGACAACAACGGTTAATGAAGAAATGAGAGAATTTTTAGAAACAATAGATGCGGAAGAAGGGTATTCAGCCACAGTTTTAAAATATAAAAGGGCCTTAGAAAAAATTAAAAAATTAAGAATACCTAAATATACAATTACCTATTCCACCCCACCTTCTATAACACAATACTCTCAAGAAGTTTCTCTTGTTAAATTGGCAAGTGATTTGGTTAATCAAATTACAGGAGTTGACATTGAAGAATACAGAGAAATATTTTCAAGAGGTATTTCTAGCGACGAAGTGGATATTCAAGACGAGACTAAATACGCTCGCAATGAAAATCCCGGAGACAATACAGTTTCTTCTTCTATTGATTATAATGAGCAAGTCGGTGAAGAATTATTGGTTGAAGTAGAAGAGGTCGAAAAAATGGCCGACCCACTTACATTATTAGCCGCTAAATTAAATAAATCTCGATTATATGTTGAGGGTGATTTAGCACAGAAGGTAGAGGAAAGAGTAATGACAGAATTATCCGAATACTTAGAAAGTCCGGATATTTTAGAAATGGTAAAGGAAAGTTATTTGGACCAAATTAAAGAATTTATTACAGAAATAAAAAGCGACCTCGTAAAAGAAGGCCCTTACACATTTATGATTTTAGATGATAAGAAAAATAGTTCAATACTTACTAAACTAAAGTCTGGCAAAGAAAAGTATAAATTTACTTTAGAATATTATATACCTGTCACTCAAGATAACAATATTAAATTAATATTAAAAACTGTAGAAAAAAATTCATACATGGCTTATATTAATTCTGTAAATGAAATGGCAAATGAGTTATTTGATACCATAGTTGAAATTAAAAATATATTACCCGAAGCCCGTTTTAATAGAAATGTGGCAAGAAAACCTTTTGCTACAAGACCCGGTTCTGCAAGAACCGCTTCTCTATCAGGTGGCAATTATATTGAACAGCCGGGAGAATTTGCAGAAACCCTACAAGAAGAAAGTGATTTGACTTACGGATTCTTCGAACAATTAGTTTCCATATTTAACCAATATTACTTTGACATTATAGACACTCGATATTTATTTGAAATGGATAAACCTAATTTTATACTATCGGATTCTTACAAAAAAATTGCCGCCCTATCTACAAAAACAGGCACAAGTGTAAGAGCGGGTATTAGAAGGGCTATGGTTAAAAGGGCAAATATTAATATTACCCAAGAAGATTTTGACGATTTAATAGAATTCTTTGAAGGTCTTAAGCGTTATAGTCAACTCTCTGTTCCCGAAGCACTAAATATTATGGATAAAGCAATGCCAGTTTTTAGAAAACTATATCTAATGGACTTACCTAAGAGTGATTCAAGAAGAAAACAAATTACAGGAGTCAATAGAAATCTTACAAATTACATGGGTAAGTTACTGTATGAAATACTTCTCTCTTCACAAACAATAGGTGCTAATGATTCCAACAATATTGTATTCGGAGGTAGACCTATAACCGAATATAAAGATGCTGAAACAAACATTTCCCAATTAAAAATATTTGATGTTTTAGAAGATGAAGAGTTTATAGAATACGCTAAAGATAACGCTTTAGGAACAAAACTTAGAAATCTTAAAAGAACGCTACGAAGAAACCCGTTGAAAATTTCCAGAAGACTTACGGATAAAGATGCGATGTATAAGGCATATGTAGAAGCACTCGACACGGTTAAATCTAATAGGGGGGAAAAAATCTATAAGGCGTATTTTAATTTTGACGATGTAGGTGATGTAGAATATGTATTAGACTTAATACACAAGGAAGATAAAATTGACTTATACGCTCGTGATATTGAAGGTATTATTAAATCATACGATTCCTTTAATACCCTATCTTCTTACTACGGAATTAGCGACGATATAATTTACAAAGTCAAGGGGCTATTTAGATGAAAGGCAAGCGTAGTAAAAGATACCCTGTTCCTTCGGGGACTCAATTCACCGAAGGTGAGGAAACTTTTACTATCGTAGGGCCTATATCGGATGAACAATTTGTAGGCTACGCAAATAGATGGCCGGAAGCAAATAGATTGCTAAGAAATAGAAAGGATAGTCCTTTTCTTTTTGCAAGTCCAGATACAAAACACTGGGTTATTTTTGATGAATTTGGTTATCCTGTTTCTAAATCCGGCATTGTTGTAATGGATGATATTATCGGAGATGGAGGTTCTTTCACAGTAGGGGGCTATGAAAGTCATGCGGAAAAGTATGGCAATATTCAATTTTTACAAAGAGGGTTCTTTAATAAATTACAGGAATTTAGAATGCCGTATGCTAAAAATTTAGCAGAAACGGAAAAAAAGATAATTGCTTTTTCACTTTCTAATGACGCGCCTTGGAGATTACAAAGTTATAGAAAGTTGGGATTTGAAATTTTACCTCACACGAAAAAACACCCACTGTTGCCGGATAGATATTATCAACGCTTTCAAAGAGATGCTACAACATATGGCGTGTGGGTTCCTAAAAGTTTAGATGACCCTGCTATGAAAAAGGCTTGGGGAATATTAAAGCGTGGTATATCCTCAAATGCAAAAAAACTTACTGATGAAATTATGGTCGACGGTAAAGAAAGAAGTGTTAAAGAAATAATAGATTCAATGTATGCAATAATTAGTAGAGATTCTAATATTACAGGAAGACAGACAATTCCTACGAGAAATGAACTTAAAATTTATTTGTCAAGAAATAAAGAATATGTAAGTAGAAGAGTCAAAAGTGCTGGTAAAACAACTACATTTTATGAAAGGGTGATTGGTTAATGGACTTACTTACAGAAATGGATATGAAAGCCTCCGATGGTAATTTTGAATATTTCTTTACGAAAATTCTCGGATTTGAAATGGCCCCTTTTCATCGTGATTGGCTACAATCAGTTCACGACACTCAAAGAACTGTAATCATTTGTTCACGAGACCACGGAAAGTCCGTATTTTTTCACTCTTGGTGTATCTATCAATTAATTTTTCAACCTCCACCATATCAAATGATTTACATTTCATCAAACCAAAAACAGACAATGGTTCACATGAAAGACATTGACCGAATGTTTACAAACATTCCAGCATTAAGAAAATTCAAACCTAAGTCCGGTTGGGCTGTCGGCTCAATGAGATTAACAAACGGAAATGAAATACTTGAGCGTTCCGTTGGTTCACAGATTCGTGGACTTCACCCTCAAGAGATTATTATTGACGACCCGATGAAGGAGTTTTCTGTTGCCGCCATACAGCGAGTTACAGATTGGTTTTGGGGAGACATGATTCCTACTCTTCACCACACCGCTACTTTACGGATGGTCGGTACACCTTTCACATACA